GGCAAGCCCCGCCGTGTTAAATCAATCAAGAAAAAGTAATGCCTGACAAATCAAAGATGAAGTGCAACGTACCCCGCCGTGAAGTACAGGGCGGTAAGAAGTTCGTCGTGAAGGCTTGCCAGGGCGGCAAGGAAAAGATCGTCCGATTCGGGGATGCTAATATGAGCATCAAGAAGGACCAGCCAAAACGCAAGAAAAGCTACTGCGCTCGCAGTGGTGGAATCAAAGGTAAGAGTAATAAATTATCCGCTAACTACTGGAGCCGTAAGGCTTGGAACTGCTAACCAATAACTAAGGAACACATTGTCACGCTATAGATCATACGGATCACTTGATGACCCTATCCAAGAAGACTTGGACGTAGGGTTTGTTGGATTTAATAACTATGCCCGCCCTGACCAGCTTCCAGCTGGTATGCTTGCTAGTAGCCTAAACGGTAGACTAGGTAAGAACGGGGAGTGGCAGGTCCGCCCAGGGATTGACTTCATCAAGGCCCCATTTGCTTCTGGTGACGATGTACTGCGTTTACCTACTACCTCAGAGAGCACTGCTATTCCTCCTGTAGTTGGACTGCTACCTACTACTATTCGGTCAGCATCCTTAGTTAGCAATGAAGTCCTGATTGTCATTGATGACCCAGCCGTAGAGCCTGGGCACGTATTTACCGTAGGCGACGAGATCTATGTAGAGAACCTAGTAAGCACTACAACGGACCCCAACGGTCTGCATACACTTACATCTGTTACGGACAATGGAGATACAAAGACCCTTAAGTACGCTTTAACGGGTGCTGACGAGCCTTACAGTACTCCTCTTAACTTACCCTTTGCTTTGGACGACGGAGGTTCTGAGCCGCAGCTGACGGTGCTTGCTGCGTCTTCTGTCATTGGATACAATATGATCCTGGATCAAGGTAACGTTTCGGAAGTGTACACAAGTGCAACCTTTAGCGATCCTAATCAGAACAACAGCCAGTTCATTGTATTGGCATCTAATGTAAGTGCAGTAGCCACAGACCTACAGGATACGTCTGCATCCGTTACTATGGCTTACCCCCTCGGTGAGAACGTACCGCCCGTCAGCAGTATGCTACAGGCCTTTAACAGGCTGTTTATCTTTCGTGACGGACAGACTGCACTGGAGAATGATAATTTCTTTAGCCCTATCGCTATTGCATCAGCAAGTACTCCCGCTGCATCCAATGTAGTTACAGTAAATACCTCAGCTGATCACGGCTTAGTTATCGGGGACGCAATCACAATTGCTGGACTAACTGGATTTCCTACAGGGGAAGATCCGAATGGAGGCTGGGTGATTAACACTGTACCTAGCAGTACTTCCTTTACCTATGACCTGCCAGCAGCCTATCAGGCTGCCGCTACCTATACAGTGGACGCTACCTCTACTATATCCCCAGGGTTTAAGCTGGTGGCCAGTGGAGAGTACGAACAGCCAAGTCAGCTATCTCCTAATAAAGTTCACATAACGGACGGTAAGGCAACGGCTGTGTTCGTATCTTTAGCCGCTATGAACGGGACTAAAGTAGGAGACGTAATCGAGATTGAAGACGCAGCATCATCTACCTTCACGGTAGGAACAGACTACGTAATATCTTCTAGGAACGAAACTACCTTTGAGCTTGAGTTCTATGTTCAAGAACCAAATACCACTAACGAGTCTGGAGTTATATTTCAACGGCACGTATCGGTGGGCCTTGGCTTTACTCATATGCCTGCACCTGAGTACGCAGCATATCACCAGCGTAGGCTGGTAATGCCATTCAAGTACAGCGTAGACGACACAGAAGACAGCTTTACTTTCCGTGGAATCCTTGACGAGATAATTGTCTCCGACATCTTGGACTCTGACACATACGACCAGATCTATGCTCAGTACCGATTCAATGCAGGTACAGCGGACTTCAATGTAGGGCTGCACTCATTCTCGGATGACAAGCTACTGGTGTTCAACCGCAATAGTATTCACCTAGTAAGCGGAGCGGGAGCATCTACAAACGTACAGCTTATCACAAATGAAGTAGGTTGCGTGGCACGAAACAGCATTATTCAGGTAGGCAACAACGTACTATTCCTTTCGGACAATGGTGTATACGGGGCTAACTTCCAGGACCTGTACAACCTTCGTGGTAACGAAGTACCACTGAGTTCAAGCATTGACCCTACAATCAAGAGGATCAACAAGGCTGTATGGGACAAGAGCGTAGGGGTTTACTTCAACAACAAGTACTTCCTGGCTGTGCCGCTGGACGGCAGCCAAGTAAACAATGCTATACTGGTATTTAACTTTATCAACAAGCAGTGGGAGAGTATCGACACAACCGATGACCCAAACTGGAACATCGCTAACTTGATCGTAGCAGGTAAGAAGTCTGAACGTGCAGTATACGCAGTGAACACACTGGGTGGTCTGCACAAGTTAGATGCCCGTGTAGACGCAGTTGACCTGCTTGCTACCGAGATCCCTGTCGAGGGACAGGAGACAACCGTAGCGCACGACATACCAGCTTCGGTTACCACTAGGCAGTTCACCATCGGGAGTATGGACCGCAAGCGTTGGAACAACTTTGAGCTGCACGTGCAGTCATCCCCTGACAATGCCTCCGACCTGAGCATTACCGCAGAGCTAGAAAACATTGACGCAGTAGTGGATTTAGGTACACTTAGTAAGCTTAATTCAAACTCTACCTTAGCACCTGACGAGGATGTATCCATCCGTGGTAGAATAGGTAACAAGCGAGCATATGGAATGCAGGTAACTTTAAACAATACAACTGGCCGACCTAGATTCAGGGCAATCAAGGTAGCTGGAGCAGAAGCATTTAGATCAACAAACAAAGCAATATAAGATATGGCAATCATTACTACAGGTACAAACTTTAATCCTACTCAAACCGTTACATCAACGGAACTTAACAATATTGCTAATGCAGCCACGTTTGACGATCCCGTGGATGACTCAACATTGGAGTTACATATTGACGGTAAGCTGAGGATCAAGGATGCAGGGATTACTCCTGCATTGATCGCAGACGATGCAGTTACCTTTGCTAAGCTGGCAGATGTAATCGACGATGACACAATGGCTACGGCTACCTCTACTGACATAGCTACGTCAGAAAGCATTAAGGCTTATGTTGATAGCACCACTGTGTTAATTCAGCGTAAGCGTGTAACGAGCGGAACGGCATTCAGCACTACCCAGATTATGAATTTCGACGATAGTGCTCCGTTAATAACTGAGGGTACTGAAATTTTAAGCACCACATTTACCCCAACATCGACTAGCAATGAAATTATTGTTGATTTTAATGGGCTGCTATACAACTCAAACGCAAACGGTGCCTGTATGTTGGCTTTATTTGAAGGAAATACCTGTGTCGGTGCAAGATGGTGGATTCAGGCCACCAGTGGTGGGCCATCAACAAGCATTTCATTTGCATTTACACCATCAAGCACCAGTGAAGCAACTTACAGTTTAAGATTCGGTGTTTATTCAGCTCAGACTGGATATATAAACAGTTTTGCTTCAGTTACTAGCGGTTATACACTTGGTGGAAATATGAAGATAAATATGGAGATACAAGAGGTTCAGGAATCGCAATAAACTAACCCATTTAAATTATGTCTATTATAAATAAAGGAACATCGTTCTCCAACGGAGAACAACTTACGGCGGACAAGCTTAACGACTTAGTTGATCTAGCTACCTTTGATCAGTCAGCGACTGACAGTGCCTCGACTACAGTGAATACCTCTGGTCAGATTGTAGTGGCTGACAGTGGTGTAAGCACAGCTAAGATTGCTGCGGATGCCGTGACCTTTGCCAAGCTCGCCGATGTAATTGATGATGACACAATGGCTACGGCTACCTCTACTAACATAGCTACTTCGGAAAGTATTAAGGCGTATGCTGACGGAACTATTTCTACATCCGAAAATGGATATATGAAACTTCCCAGTGGAGTCATTATGCAATGGGGAACATTGACACCTTCTGCTAGACTTACAGATGTAACTCTACCAATTGCATTTCCTAATGCTTGTTTGAATGTTCAGTCTTCTATTGGGGCGGACTTTACGGACACTAATTACGAAGACAATAGTTTAATTTGGGGAGGGTATCCAAAATCGGGAGATCCTTCCAAGATCACCATAATGTCTAACCTAAGGCTTAGTAATAATAGTAGTAATATATATAAAAAAATATTCTGGCAAGCTATCGGATACTAATGAACCCCCTCCTGCAATCAGTACAGCTAGCGTTGCAAAACGCTGAACAGAAAGAAGCCATTACCTTTATCGACAAGGTAGTGGACTTCTGCATTGCAATGGAGAACGGTAAGGTGCTGGACGGAGCAACTAGGGATTACATTCAAACTCTTGTAGCCTACCATATAGCAAAAGATACTATTACGTCAGAAAGCGATGCTTCGGGTAATATATTGGGTGTATTTATGTGGTATAATTGCAATGAAGACGAAATTCTATCTCAATTAAATGAATGGAAACCTGACAGAAAAGACGGAGACACCGTATTAATGGCTTCTATATTTGCCAAGGATAAACAGACTTTTAAAAAGATCATACATAACTTTATTCTGAAGTGCCCCGAAGTATCTTACAAAAAACTACGAGCTGTTCGTTATAAATCAGGAGTTCAACAAGTAAAAAGTTATACTACAAAATTATTTAGAAAAATATTAACCCAATAAAATTATGTCAGGAATATTCGGAGGAAGCTCGAAAGCACCAAAAATGCCAGACCCAATTGACCCTGGAAAGTCAATGGGTGAATACTTATTCGGTAAGAACTTTAGCGGTTCCTACCAAGGAATCACGGACCCTCGATTGCAGGAGCGACTGATTAGTTCAGAGCGGACGTACCGCCCGCAGTATACTGCCTTAGAGCTAGCTGACATCGGCGTAATGGCCCGTGGCATTGAGGGTGGTGCACCGAACCCTGAGTACGCACGTTTAGAGGCAGAGCTTGCTGGCTTAAAAGCTGGTCAAGAAGTTCAAGGGGCACGTACAAAGGCGGACATTGAAGCTCAAGCAAAAAGGCTTTACCCTACAAAAAAGAGTAACTCAGCTAGAGGTCGTAGTCGAGGTCGTTCTCAATACAATTCTGAACAATTAAGTAAGCGGAAGGCTTTTATAGAAGCCATTGGAGATCCAGGTCAAGATCGTGCTGCACGTATTGCACAGATTGAGACGCAGCTTAAAGGTATGTCTCCTACATTGAAAGCTACTCCAGGTCTGTTTGATTTATTAGAGGAGCAGTCGATCCGTTCAGGTGCATTGCAACGTGATCAGTTGCAGTTGCAACGTGAGTCAGACGTAGGTGCATTACAGGAGTTCGCACCGCAGGTCGTAGAGGCTTACCGTGAAGCCGACCCCTACAGCACAGGACTAGCCGAGCAGCAGACTGCTATGGCACAAGATCTTTACCAGCGTGCACAGGGCCTTAACCCAGAGCAACAACGCATGGTAGATCAGCAGGCACTAGGGATGGCACAACGTCAGGGCCGTGTAACAGATCAGAGTGCAGTTGCTGGTCAACTACTTGGACGTGAGAAGTACCTTTCTGGCCTCCGTGGTGAGGCAGCAGGTATGGGACAACAGGCTTTTGGTATGAACCGTCAGCTTGCAGGCGACGTAGGTATGACTATCTTAGGTCGTCCTTCAGCTTCTATTGGTCTAGGCAGTCAAGTCCTAGGACAGGCACAACAAGGCGCAGCAGGACCTATGGGTCCTCAGTTGTTCGATCCTAATGTAGGTATCAATATGGCCTTGCAGCAGCGTGGACAGGACGTTACGTTCCAAGGAATGCAGGCACAGGCTGATGCAGCCAAGAGTGCTGGTATGATGGGTGCTATTGGTGGAATTGCTCAAGGAATTGGAACCTACGCCGCCTGCTGGGTAGCCCGTGAAGTCTACGGAATTGAAAGCGGTAAGTGGATGCAGTTCCGTGAATGGATGCTTAATGATTCCCCAAGCTGGTTCCGTAAGCTGTACTTAAAGTACGGCGAACGCTTCGCTAAGTTCATCTCCAATAAGCCTCGTGTAAAATCAATCATCCGCAAATGGATGAATACAAAGATCAAATAGTATGGGATTTCAAACAGGAACACAGATTCGCCCTGAGCTGAATAACGCAGACTTCAGCGGCTTTGCAAGAGCCGCAGAGATACGAGGTGCAGCAATGGCCAACCTTGGCTCAAAGATTGGCTCTATCATTAAGGACTACAAAGAAGACAAGGAAGATAAGATTCAGAAAGAGAACTTCTCGGCTGCGCTAATGCCTTACGCTACAAAGATGACGGGCGGAGATGCAGCAGAAGCAAAAAATATTGTTAATCTTCTTGTTAATAAGCCTGAGAATGCTGCTTTCGTTATGCAACTTGTGAAGCTCGGTCAAGAGCAGGATGCGGCAGACAATAAGCAACAGACCCTAGAATCTTTAGGCGCAGGAAACATATCAGCACAAGAAGCATTTGCACGGGGAGTTTCTCCTGAGGAAATCAAAGCTTATACAGGTGCAACCGAAGGACAAAATGCCAAGCAGTTTGCGGAGTCGGTAGCTCTAGCTGCGGAGTCAGTCGGTGGTACATACGATCCAGCTCAAAAAGGCATTGTAGTAGATGACACACCGTTCCTTCCAGGCGGCAAGAGACTTATTCCACTATCGGACCCTATGTTTGAGCATTACTTTGCGACAGCTAAGGGTCAGACTATGCCTGGAAGGGGCTTTGGTGTAATTGAAACCTTTAATTCCCCTCCTGTGCAACAGGAAGAATACGTACCAAATGCACCAGTAAGTTTCACCGAAGCTCAGGGTTCGTCTGCAGGTATTGGAAGTTCCTTATCTAGTATGTCCGCTATGGAGCGTCCAGATGCAGCAACCTCAATCCTGCAAAGTACAGAATCTCCAATGTTTGTTGAGCCTAGTCTTAGTGCTTCCGATGTTGCTTCAGGTGCAGTATCAAGGATGTCAGACTTTTTTAAACGCAAGCTGAAAGAGAACGAAGCGGTGCGTCAGTCAACATACGGTCTTTAAATTTGCACCCTAAATAAATTATATGGCAGTAAGTATAGTACGAGGTCCCGATGGTCGGCAGCACGAAGTGCAGCACCCTGAAGGGATTGCCCCTTCTCAAATTGTAAAGTACGCCCAGCAACAAATAGCATCTGTATCCAATGCAGAGGAC